CAAACGGATCAGCTGCAGATCGTTCTAGATCGTCGCCAACATCTTGAAACATCAACTGGTTAACAATGATTTCGTTTTCGTTGTAAAGCAGGTCGCCTGCTTCGTTAACGCCAGCAAACAAGTTGACTGGTACAGCGATAACAATGTGCGTGCCGTTCAGGCCGTGACCGAGTCCTGTCAATGTGATTGTCTGGCCGACTGTGATGTCGGTTGTTTCGAGGGTCTGCACCACAGCGACATCGTCTAGACGCTGGTGGTGCGTCACGCTAAATGTGGCCATGGTGCAGACTTTCTCTTAGTTTCGGTTGATCAGGCGAACGTGAACTTGACGAACTTGCTTGAGTCAATCATCAAGGCGGCAAAGTAGCCACGGAACGCAATAGTGCGGCTCAAGGTGGACGGGTTGTCCAACGAGATTGCACCCTTCTGCTGTTCAAACAGTTCGTAACCAGATGCGTCGCCGACGATACAAGTTGCGCTTGCAAAGTTGCGGTCAACAACAACTTGCAGACCAAACGCGTTACCGTTTACTTGACCGGGTGCAAGATTACCAAATGCGTTCATCGGTCCGATCTGTGGGAATAACGGACGCTTGCTTGAATCCGACAAAGCAATCAAATCTTGCCAAATACCGGGAGCCACAAATAAGTGAGTCGGCAAGTTGCCATTTGACGAAGTGAGAATTGTTGCTGCAGCTTCAGCAATTTCAGCGGCCCAAACTGACGGGTCGTCAGTGTCGGCAGCGGCAAACGCTTGAGTCGTGGTTGCGCCAGCGACCAAAGTATCAGCTGCGTAGTTGTCGGTTGCGTTGGCGTAGATACGACCCATGTCATCAAGCAAGATTGACAAGATCGCGGGATCGGTCCAATCCAGATCGGCTTCAGAGATGTTGACATAGCCACCGAAAATTTGCTTGGTGACCTGATTCGAACTCACCACAAAAGTGCCTGACTGGTTGCTCATTTCGGCAAGGCTTGCACCAATGCTCGTGTGAGTCGTGACCTCGGGACGAATGAAGATCTTGCCTCCACCCGGCATGGACTTAGCACCGACTGCATCAACGACAGGGCGACGGCCGATGAAGTTGTTGTAGACAGGTCCAAGGATTGGGGTTGGGAGCACACCGGGTGTGTCGCTGGTGACCACGTCGGGAGCTGCGGCGCGAAGTGCTTCGTGCATACGTTCCCAAGCAGTTCCGCCAGCAATGGCAGCACTCAAGTATTCGACAGCGGTCGGCAGTTTTGCGTCGCGCTTAACGGCGGTTGCATAGATGGGTTGAGTCGCAACTGCGGCTTCAACGGTTGTGGGTTCTGACATTTCATCCTCCTCGGATGGTGTTGGGGTTGTTTCTGTTGGGGTTTCGGTTTCGTCGGGTTCGCTTTCATCGGGTGATGAGGCGGCGACTGAGTAGACCTGTGCTGATTCGTAGGCTGGCACAGTGACAAGCGACAGTTCTACAAATCGGGCTTGAGAGACTTCTAGGGTCCCGTCTGACAGGCGCTTGAACTTGGTGGGGATTGCGCCCACCGAAACGCTGTCTAAAGCGCCGTCGGCGAGCAGTGCAAGAGCATCATCGGCGGCGCGAGTGGCGCTCAGTTTTGCCACAAACATCATGCCTTCACTGGTGGACACTCTTTCGGTGACTCGACCAATAACGCGCGTATCGTCGTGGTATTCCAAGAGTTTCGGCATTGGGCCGTCCTCGGGCAGTGAGCCTTCAAGAAAGACCACACTCTCGCCACCACTTAATTGCGCTTTGACATTCCACGGAACAGCAAGGCCAGTAATTTGACGCGACGGTTCACCATCAGCGGACGCGTCCAGCGTGATCTGTTGAGCGGTCAATCTAATCATGAGTATTCTTCCTCGCGGTTTCCTGAATCAAAAGCGGGTTCGCGCTCAACATTCCCTAAATCGTTTTCGTAGACGTAATCCGAAACATCAAATTTGACGTACCGTCCACGCGGCAAAAGTTGGTTCATTGACAAAGTCTGCTCAATGGCATCCAAATACTGTTTGGTGCCAAACAAGTAAAGATCTTGGCGTGCTTGTTGCGCGTTTTGATAAGTGTATGAACCCGAGACTCCGATTCCTAAAAGATATGGGGGGATTCCCGTGGTTCGTGAGAGTTCAAGTGCTTGGAATTGACGCGACTCAATTAGTTGCAATTTGTTCGGGTCACTGGAGAACTCTTTAAAAGTCACGACGCTGTTAAGTGCGCCAATGGCACCAACTTGTCGAGCGTTACGCCAAGCAGCTGCAAGTTCAGAAAGATCTTCGGCTGACATTGGTTCGGAGGCGTCGGTCTGTTGCAACCAACCAGCGGCAATTTCGTTGACAGCGAAACGGTCGGCGGCTTGCTGAAGTTTAATCGCTGTCATGATTGCCCGGTTGCCTGTGTACAACAGACCTTGAGTCGGTGCCAAGAACTGCACGACGTCATCAGTTGCAAGTGGGTAACCGTTGAATTCGACTTGGTCGGACGGGCCGAACCATTGCGGTCCAGCCTGATCCATGGTCGTCACCATTGCGGCGGGTAACCATTGGAACGAAAGCGGGCGTCCGGTGGCAGTTGATCGGCTGGTAATGTACCAGAATCCGCGACCGTGAAGCATAAGGTCCGTAACGAGCTGGGAGAAAATGAAGTTGCGCGTAACCTTAGGATCGGGCTGATCCATCCACGACTCATTTTCCAAATACAATTCTTCGTATTCAGATCCAGTCCATTGGGTCGTGTAATGCTTCAGTTCTAAGCAGCCGACCATGGACGCAATCATTTGAATCGAGCGGGCAACAGTGGGAACAGAGAGGGCCAGTTCTTGCGACGCCCCGACGGAGTACGTATAGAACTGACCCACCTGTGCGGCAGAACCTGCTGCAGCCTGTATCGGCGCGGACGCAAACGCTGGGGTTGCGCTTACTTTCTTGCTACCGAAAAGAGCCATCACTAGCGATTCTCTCACACTTTTTGGTCTGTGTTAAGTACCCTCAGCCAAAAGCGAAAGCGGCACGCGACGACCGTACTGGTTTGGACGCGAGCATGATTCCCCACACGGCACAGCGCGCCAACTCAATCGGACCGGGTGACTTTTGCGAACTGAGCACAATGGACCCACCCGTTTTGACGGCCACGGCTCGAGCGAGATGTTCGGCCAGTGCAATGTCGCCAGTGTGGTTGACGCGGTCCTCCACGATCATGGCGCGACAAGCTGCAGTCCATTTAAGTAACTCGGCGTAGCCGACGATTTGCATCCGACGCCGTAGGTCTGGGGGACAGTGGATTTCTAGCGATGGGGTGACAGCAAGTTTCACGGTTTGGTCGTGCATGATCCGCACAACTTCTTCCCACATTTGTGCAGCTGACTCGACAACAAACGCGACCGACACGATCACGCGTCCGTCATCAAAAGCGGTTGAGATTCCGACGTACCGCGAGTCATCAACCGATGAGTCAATGGTGAGCCACTGGGTTGCTGGCGCTGGTCGCTCGGATTTGCGATCATTCCATAAGTTGATCGGCAAGTAAGAGTTTGTTGAATCCACCCACAGATTGAGGTGGCCACGGATGAACGCTTGACGGTTCGGTGAGTCGTAAGCCAACTCCAAAGCCTTGGCCGTGATCGTCGTCCCCAGTGCTGGGTTAGCCCATCCCCAGTGCGACCGATCTTCAAGACTGACACCGGGTGGCAATGACCACTCAGCGAAATAGAGCGCCGTCGGTTGGCCCGAGTCAATCGCCGCGATGCCCTGCTCTCGAAGTTGCAACAAGACTGTTGAGCCCTGATCGCCAGCAGTTGAGAACATCATCATCATCGGATTCTTGACCGCAATTTGTGAAGGCCGTAAAGCCGTAAAGACAACGTCAGGACCGATGTCCCAAACCTCGTCCACCAGCAGAACAGAGGCGGTCATACCGTGCGCGTGAGCTGACGCCGCAACAACCGAGATGCTCGAGCCGTCTGGGAAGTTGATCCGCTCGTCACCGTTTTGCCAACGAACTTTGCAATCAAAGTTTTCAAGGTCGCGCACAACATCCCGAAACAAGGCCATGCTCCGACGCTTTTGGTTAGCCACAATGACAATCGTCTGGGGTTCACGGCGTGCAGCTGCATACTCGGTCGCCATAAACCCAGCGACCGCCCGCATTACCAGACTCTTGCCGTTCTGACGGGCCGTGCTAATACAGGCCTCACGGAACACAAAGTCGCCGTCGGCATCCACAGTCAAGGCGTCGTTCACAATCCGCTTCTGCCACTCCATGAGCTCAATATTGAGCACGCGCTTAGCCCAAGCAGTTAGGGCAGGACCAAAACTCTCACCGGGTGGAACAGGCGTCACCAACCTCGGCTCGATACGACCAGATATGACTGAACCACCGCTGGTTCGGGCTGGTTCTTGCTGGTTCAGGCTAGTTGAGGGTATTTTTAAGG